TCAGAAGAAGTTAAAGAAGAAGTAAAGGAAGAAGTTAAAGAAGAAGTTAAAGAAGACGATAAAGAAAAGCATTGGGCTATTAATGCGATGCACGAAGAACGTGAGCGTAGGAAAGAAGTACAAGCCCAGATGAATAAGATGGAAGATAGATTCCAAAAGATACAGGAATCTATGACACCAAAAGAGCCTGAAGAACCTAAACCTGACTTTGAAGATAACCCTGCCGAGTATCTTAAAACTGAACTCGATGAAATAAAGGGATTCAAAGCACAACAGGAACAACAGGCACAAACAACTCAGGCACAACAACAGTTCTATGGTGATTTTACAAAAGTAGAACAAGAATTTTCTGGAAAGAATCCCGATTATTTTGATGCAGTGAAGCATCTTTATGATTCAAGGATGTCTGAGTTTAAAACGATGGGATATGATGATAATCAATCCTATCAATTAGCCCAACGCGATGCTTGGGATATTGTACAAGATGCAAATAATCGCGGTAAGAATGGGGCAGAATTAATTTATAATCTCGCTAAAACAAGAGGTTATGAAAAAGGAAAACAAACTACCGAAAAGTCAGAAATAGAGACTTTAAAGGAAGTTAAAGAAGTAGCTAAAAATACAGGTCTGGGTGCATCGGGAGATACACCAAAAGGACAAGTAAGCCTATCCGACCTCGCTGGCATGAATGATGATGAGTTCGATAAACTCACATCAGGAGATAGCTGGCGTAATATGATGGGTGGCTAATCGCACACAGCGTATCTGTGTTCCGTTTTTTCTCAAGACGTAAATTGAGACATCGTTGTACACCACGATAGTGTGTATTCGCATTAAGCGATAAACAACTAACTTAAATTAACAAAAGGAAATGTGTAAATGGCTAATACAAGTTATGGGGTTAACAACCCATCTGCGGTTAAGCTATGGTCACGCAAACTCTTTCACGAAGCACTTAAAGCTACTTGGATGTATAAGTTTATGGGAAAAGATTCCAATAACGTCATTCAAATGCACGATGACACCTCAAAAGGTGCAGGTGATCGCGTAAGAGTAATTCTCCGTATGTTGCTATCTGGTAATGGTATACAAGGTGACGGAACATTAGAGGGAAATGAAGAAGCGTTGACTACTTACACTGACGACTTATTGGTTGATCAACTGCGACACGCAGTTCGTTCAGGCGGTAAGATGTCAGAACAGCGCATCCCATTCTCAGTTCGTGAAGAAGCTCGTTTAGGTCTTCAGGATTGGTGGGCTGACCGCATGGACACATGGGCTTTTAATCAGTTGGCAGGTAATACTGTTCAATCTGATACAAGGTTCACAGGCAACAATTCGGTAACCGAAGCAGATTCAGATCATAAGCTTGTCGTTGGGGTTAACACCACAACTGACCAAACGATCTCTGCTACAGGTTCATCATGCGTTGCAACCATTAACATGATTGATTCGGCTGTGGAAACTGCTAAAACGCTAGAACCACAAATTCGTCCAATCAAGTTGAAAGGCGAAGACAAGTACGTTATGTTCTTCCATCCTTTCCAAGTATTTAACTTACGAACCACCTCTGATACAGGTCAATGGCTTGACATTCAAAAAGCTGCTGTACAAGGGCATGGTCGTTATGATTCTCCTATCTATACTGGTGCGATGGGCGAATACAATGGCGTAGTTATTCACGAATCAACTAGAATACCAAAAGGACATACCTCTGGTACTGAAAATGCAAGTGTACGAAGAGCAATCTTCTGTGGCTCACAAGCTGCACACATAGCGTTTGGTCAGGGTCATGCTCCAAGCAAGTATTCTTGGGTTGAGGAACTGTTTGACTATAACAATCAACTTGGCGTTTCGGCTGGGTGTATAAGTGGACTGAAGAAAGCTATTTTTAATAGCAAAGATTTCGGAAGTCTGGTTGTATCATCTTTTGCCGTTTCACATTAATAGAGGGGGTGGCAAATGCCTACACAAACTAGCACTGCTGCTGCTTCTGGTGTTGCGCCAAAAGCAGTACACGCAGGGGTTAATAGCTTGAGTATAACTAAGCAACAAAGTCCTTGCGAAGCATCAGCTACAACATTTTTGATGGGGAAGATACCATCTGGGGCTACGATTCTTGATGTTATTCACAAGACATCATATCCAGGTGGTACAGCAGCTACTGATATCGGTATAACTACCGAAGCAGCAAGTTCAGGAACGGAAAGCCTATCTGCTTTCACTTCTGCACTTGCTAAAAATACGCAAGGTAGAGCAACACTTGGTGTTCCTTATAGTGTTGACCCATCACAAACAGTAACTGCTGGTTACGAAACTGTAAAAGTTACAGTAACTGCAGCTACTGCTACAACTTCATTGATAATAAATACAACTGTATTATATACAATGGACTAGTAGTTTTTTTTTGATGTACTAAAAAAGGGGGGCGTTATCGTCCCCTTTTTTTTTAATGATCACACAGCGATAAATCCCAAGGGTACGTTATGATATTACAAGAATTATTTGATGAATCAGTAGAACTTATTGAAGAAGACATAGAAAAAGCAATAGGTGGTTTTCACCATTTATTAAACAATAATCCCAATAATAGTGCTTTAGTTTTTTTTATTGGCACTTGCGAAATGAAAAGGGGTAATTTTGGTGCTGCTATAAATCTTTTGAAACTTTCCACAACAATGAGAGGAAAATCTTTTCCCGAAGCGTGGAATAATTTAGGATGGTGTTATCACGAACAAGGCTTAGTTGATGAAGCCGATAAGTATTTTCAAAAAGCAATAAAATTAAATCCAGACTCAGCAGATATACACAACAACGTAGCTAGTTGCTATGTTAATAATGGTACACCTGATAAAGCGATTAAAATGCTTAAAAAAGCACAAAAATTAAACCCCAACCATTTACAAGTTCCGTGGAATATTGGATTAGCATATTTAGAAAAAGGTATGTGGGTAGAGGGTTGGAAAGGCTATGATGATGGTTTAGAGTCTGGTCACAGGAAAAGACGAAATTATCACAAGGATGTGGAGACTCCCTTATGGAAAGGGGAAAAAGGACATACTGTTGTTATTTTTGGGGAACAAGGTATTGGCGATGAAACAATGTTTGCTTCTATCTTACCCGATGCAATAAAAGATGCTGACGTTATTTTTGATTGCCACCCAAGATTAGTTAATATATTTAGAAATTCATTCCCCGATATACCTATCTTTGGCACTAGAAAAGAAAAAGAAATAGATTGGTGTACTAAAGAAAAGATTGATTCATGTTTGCCTATTGGTTCTTTAGGTGGGATGTATCGAAAGAAGTTAAAGGATTTTCCAAAGAAACCTTATATAAAAGCAGATGATTTTCTTGTAAGTAAGATTAAAGAACGTCTTAATACAAATAAACCTATCGTAGTAATACATTGGAAAGGTGGAACTGCTAAGACTAATAAGGATTTCAGATCAGTCGGTTTAAAACAATGGAAACCTATTCTTGAAAAAGATTGTGAATTTATATCTTTACAATATACCGAAAATGCACCAGAAGTTGTTAAAATGGTTAACGAAGAATATGGCGTTAATATACATCATTGGGAAGATGTCGTTGCTGATATGGATTGGCAGACAGCAGCACTTCAGGCTAGTGATTTAATAATTTCGGTTAATACATCTATCGTCCATTTAAGTGGGGCTTTAGGTAAAGAATGTTGGTGTCTAACACCAAAAAGATGCGCGTGGAGATATGGAATCAAGGATGAGCAAATGGCTTGGTATGGTTCAGTAAAACAATACCGAGAAACAAATGGGTGGACTCCCATTATTGAACAAGTTGCGAAAGACCTTGAGGAGAAGTTATGTTAATAACTGAAGAATATAAAGAACTTAATAAACAATTACACGCAGGAAATAAAGAGTATGGCGTTACTTCAAAATATTATGCAAATGATATTCTTGCTATGTGTAATGCTCTTAATGATGAAGATATTCTTGATTATGGTTGTGGGAAAGCCGAACTTGCAAGACTTCTCCCCTTTAAAATACAAAGCTATGACCCTTGTATAGAGAAGTATTCTAACAGACCAAGACCAGCTAATATTTTAGTTTGTATTGATGTATTAGAACATATTGAACCCGAATGTTTAGATGACGTTTTAGAAGATATAAGCAGTTTTACAAAAAAATCTATTTTTTTAACTGTTGCTACAGCAGAAGCATTAAAGAAATTACCAGATGGTAGAAACGCACATTTAATTGTTCAGGATTATAAAAAATGGTTATCTAAGTTATGGGAACATTTCACATTAGTTAACTATTCACAAAGGGCTTATGGGTTTATTTTTATAGGAGAGCCAAAGTGAAAGAACCTATAAAAGTATTCATTGGCTATGATCACGCAGAAGCTGTTGCTTATCACACTTTATGTCATTCAATAATGACTAAAGCATCAGTACCAGTTTCTATTACTCCTATATGTTTAGATAATCTAAAAGATATATTTACAAGAAAAAGAGATGAAAAACAATCTAATGCGTTTTCTTTTTCAAGGTTTTTAGTTCCTTATCTTTGTGGTTATAAAGGTAAAGCAATCTTTATGGATTGTGATATGTTATTAAGAACTGACATAGCTGAATTATTTGAACATTTTGAATATTATTATGCAGTCCAAGTTGTTAAGCATGACTACAAACCCAAAGATGAAAAGAAATATTTAGATAATGTACAGCACGTTTATGAAAAGAAGAATTGGTCATCAGTTATGTTATTTAACTGTGGTCACCATCATACAAGAAGATTAACCCCCGAATACGTTAATACAGCTTCTGGTCTTGAACTTCATCAGTTTAAATGGACTGAAGAAGAAAGGATTGGAGAGATTCCAAAAGAATGGAATTGGTTAGTTGGTGAATATGGGGTTAATTCCGATGCTAAGATAGTTCATTATACTATAGGCACTCCATGTTTTTATGAATATGAAGATTGTGACTATTCTGAAGAATGGAAAGAACAATATCGTGATATGAACCATTGTGACCAAATATTTATGCCACAAATAAGGGCTTCTGCAAAATGAGCAGAAGAAGACAAACTTTAAGAGAGAACCAAGAAGAGTCACAAAAGAAAAAAGATTATTCTTTTAAAAAAGGAATGAAAGAATGTCCAGCCTGTGGTCTTAAAGTAAAAAGAGGATTACATATTCACATGAAATATTGTGATGAAATAAATAATATTTAACGAGGGTAAGATGGCAACATTAACAGTAACATTAACCGAGTCTGTATCATTAAATGATAGAGAACAAGGTGCAACTAATTCATTTACTATATCTAATGTAGATGAAGTTATGAAAAGAATTGTAACTTGTCCTACAAGCGCAACAACGACAGTTGCTACATTTGCAACAGCGACTAGCACATCAGCAGGGGCTATTGATGTAGATGATTGTAAATACATTCGTATTACAAACTTGGATAGTGCAAATGCTGTTGAGTTGGCTGTTGTTAACGCTGTAACTACTGGCGATGGAAATTATCAGGTAACACTAGCAGCAGGGCAATCTCATGCGCTAGGAAGCCCAGCCGTTTGTATGTTAGCCGAAGAAGACACAACACCTAGCTTTGGTACTATGCTCAATGTTGCATCAATACAGGTAAAACCTGTTGGCGATGCAGTAAGCGTTGAAGTATTCGCTGCGAGCGCATAATTATGAGTACCTATGGAAAAATAAAAACACGCATATCAAAAGAAATGAAACGCGGTGAACTTTCCGTAAGTTCCACCGCAGTTGCTCAATCTGTTATTGATTCTATTAATCACTTTGCAAAAAGAAGATTTTGGTTTAATACAGGATTTGAAGAAGTAGTAACAACACCTGATACTGCGACTATAGGTTCAGCCGTAACTGGTATTATAAAAATAGACTCAATTAAAGCTGCTATTGGTAATAGAGATTATCCTTTAAGTCCTATGACTTATAGAGAAATGGAAAGAATTGATTCGGGTCAATGGTCAGGTTATCCAGAGTATTATGCTCATTACAACAATAGTATTAGACTTTATCCTATTCCTAATGCAACTTACACAGTTAAAGTTTCATATATAAAGAAACTTACTGATGTAACTCTATCCTCAGTTGCTACTTCAACTAATGAGTGGGTAGATGACTGTGAGTTAATGATTAGGAAAAGAGCAAAAGGCGAATTATTTGAAAACGAATTAAGAAATGTACAAGAAGCACAAATGATGTTTCAGTCTGCGGAACAAGAATATAAAGAACTCAAAAGACAAACAGATGGCAGACAATCTGGTCGTGTCAAAGCTACAACATTCTGATGGATTGGACTAGCGCATTAAACCCTAAGAAAAATAATACCAATGGCGCACTTGGAATTAATCAATTTAATGATTTAATGAGTTCATTCTCCCCTACTGGTGGGACTGATTTAACCTATAGACAAGATCGGGGTGATACTACTTTAGGCGCAAAAGGTAATGTTGGAGTTGGTTTCCAACGCGGAGATGTAAACGCTAATGTTAACGCACAATTTAATTTACCAGATTGGGCTGCATTTCCCACAATGATGAGTGACGAAAACCTCTCTGCCGATTTCCTTGATCGAGCCATGTATCAACCAGAAACTGAAAACGATTATCTAGGGGCTGACCTTAATGTTAACGCAGGTAATTTTAATTTTGATTGGCACTCAGTTCCGAGGGACATTGACACAATAAACGCAAGATATAATCTTGGTAATAATTCTAATATTACTGCTTCAAGAAGACCATTGCAAAATGTAACTGGGTTGTCAATAGATGAACCAGCATATATGTTGCAATACAATAAAACGTGGGATTGATGAGAGATACTAATGTACGTTAAAACACTAGGTTTTGCACCAGACTTACCGCCTGAAACAGCAGGGGTAATGATAGATTGTGATGGCTTTATCCCAACAGTAACGGGGATGGAAGCTGTTAGTAGTGGAGAAGATGCAAGTCTTGGTACTTTGTCTTCAACCGCTATTGGTCTTGCAACAGTAAGAAGATTAAATGGCTCAAGATTAACATTCGCAGGGACTACTACTGATTTATATCATGGTACGAGTTCATGGAGTAAAGTCACTAGGTCTGGTGGCGATTATGCTGTCCCATCAAATCAGTATTGGACGTTTACTCAATATGGTAATGTAACTCTTGCAGCTAATGGGGCAGACCCAATACAAGTTATGAACTCTGGCGATTCTGTATTTTCTGACTTAACTGCTTCTGTTGTTGCTAAGATTGTTCTTGTTGTTAATGATTTTATATTTGCATTTAACACAAATGAATCAACTTATGGGGAAACTACAGACAGATGGTGGTGTTCAGCTTTAGGAGATTATACTAATTTTACTCCATCTATCCAAGTACAATGTGCTACCAATAGATTAACCGATACCTCTGGTGGGATAGAAGCAGCAGCACGTTTTGGTGATGATGTAATTGTTTACAAACCCCATTCAATGTATATCGGAAGATATATTGGCGCACCTTTTATTTGGGACTTTAGAGTTATATCAGATGAAGTAGGGGCTATTGGAGTTAACTCCGTTGTAACTATAGGTGACCCAGTACCATTACAATTCTTTGTTGGTTTTGATGATTTCTATATCTATGATGGTTCTCGACCAAGAGTAATAGGACATACCGAACAAGGTTCAATTATATCCGATCACTTCTTTAATGATTTAAACAACACTCATAGAAATAAGATAATAGGAACACACGATAGTAAAAACTCAAGAGTATTTTGGTTCTACCCAGATACTACTTCCAGTGGTACGCCTAATAAGTTTATTTGTTATAACTACAGGTCTAAGCAATGGGGTAAAGGTTCTTTAGATGTAACTGCTGCGACTACTTACTTTGGTTCGGGTACAACTTATAATGATTTAGGAACATTATTTTCTACTTACCATGATTTACCTGACTTACCTTATAGCACTGCTTTTCTAGGGACGGCATTACCTGTATCTGCTTTCTTTAAACCTAATAAAACATTCTATCAGTTAACTGGCACACCATCGACAAACTCTTATGTCACTAATAACTTTGGTGAAGATAATAAGATGACTGTCATTAATAGGATGCGACCAAGATTTACTACTAACCCAACTACGGGTACTCAAAAGACAATGTATAGAGATTCATTAGGTGACTCCGATGTAACACTATCCTCAACTGCTAACCTAACTGATAATTGTTTTGATGTTGTTAATGAAGCTAGGTGGCAATCATTCAAACATGAGTATACTGGTAGCATTGAGTTAAATGGAATAGACGTAGAGGGACAATCGGGTGGCTTAGAATGATTAACACAGAAAGATTCTTTAACTTATTAGCAGACTCAAACTTAGAGTATGATTTACAAAAACAATTTATTGAATTGGCTAATGAGATAAATAATCTAAACGAAGAGACTGATGCAAAACGATACACATTATTGGGGTCTGAATGAGTTTCTTTCAAGAGAAAAAATTTAATAACGTAAGACCTGATGGTTCAGCAACTGCTGTTACCTTAGTGGCAACTCAAGTTAACTCAACTAGGATAGTAAAGAATATCTTTGTTAGTAACTCAGGTGCTGCTACTCAGTATGGGATTTATCATAGTGCTTCATCAACAGTAAGTGCTGCGCTTTACCACAACGTGGATATAAGCGCATCAGTAACAGCAAAGATTTCAACTTACATACCAGTTGAATCAAGTGGTAGTCCTGTTGTAGTGATAGCTAAGAATCCAACTTTGACTTTTACAGCTTATGGCGCGGAAGTAATAGAGACACCTTTTAACAATTAAAAAAAACCCCACCGAAGTGGGGTAAAAGATTAAGATACTTTCTTTAAATAATACTTTTGTTTTTTGTAAAGTTTCTTGAGTGCATTTTCTGCTCTCTTCTTTTTTATTTCCCATTGTTTGATATTGTTACTTACACGATCAAAACGAACTTGGACATAATCTACTTTGGGTTTAGATTTCTTTTCTTTTAAGAAATTAACATCCCCAAATTTTTCTTGAATCTTATCAAGTTCTTTTTTAGTTAATGGTTCTCTAGCAAATTGATGATGCTTCCACCCATAACTGTGCATTAATTCATGTGCAAATAATTGGCTTGTTTCTTTTAAATAGTATTCTTTCAAATCTGCATTTGTGGCGTGAAGCCCTGTAACTATATCTTTTGGGTAGTAGCATAAAGAAAGAATCATATCCCAACCATTGCCATAAACTTTGCCAAGATAGGCTTGACCACTAAAGCCATGAGATTTATGTCTTATTTCAATTTTTAGTGTGTCCCAATGTTTTAATCTACCAATACGCAAATCTTTTGCTATTAGCGTATGGACAAAACAAAAAAGACTTCTTAATTTTTTTGAATCGAACTTAGATGTGTTTTTAATAATTTTCATAATGTTTACTCCTTATATAATTTAATACTTATTGGATTGTAATTTGGCAAATCTATTTTTATAGTTTTACCATT